GAGGCTCGTCCCGGTGCTCATGGGCAGCTACCGGTGCAGCAGATCGGATCCGGCCACGCGGGCGCCGGCGGGAAGTTGCCGACGCCCGTCGCGCGGCCGCCGCCGTATTTGCGCTCGGCGGCATCGAGGATCTCCTGCTTACGCTCCATCGACCATGCCCGGGTGTCCTCGTCGGTGGTGCGCGAAATGAGCCCCTGCGGGTTGTTGTAGGCGATCGAGGCGAGCTCCAGCGCCCACGCCCACAGGTCCTCCGGTATCGGCTGCGGCCACTCGGTCAGCGAGGTTGTGACGGACCGCAGCCATCCCTCGGCGAGCCGAATCGCGATCACCTCGGAGTCTGGGCGTACCGAGTGCTGGAGGTACACCGCGAGCTCGCCCGTCTGCACAAGCTGACCCATGGCCGGCGCCCTAACCCGCCGCCGGGTACCGGTCGATGATCTCCTGCTTATCCATCGCCTCGGCCTGCTCGCGAGGCATACCGCGAGCCACGGCGTAGTCGACCCATGCGGCCTTAGAGGCGACCTGGCGCGGCCGCTCCGGTGCCTGCTCGGACTCGGACTGCGACAGCCGCACCGACAGCTCGGCGTCGGTGACCGCGGCCGCCGGGTCGTCGACCTTCGAGACGAGCCCACGGTCGACGAGCCGGTCGAGCTGCTTGCTCTCGACCTCGGGCGGGATCACGGCGCCGGCGTAGTAGTAGTGAATCTTGCCGGCGCGATCCTTGACCAGGGCACACGGGCCCGTGACGACGTAGGCCATTACGGCGTAACCCCCGTGATCTCGTAGCCAGCGTTCGGTTCGAGCACGACAGGCACGGTCACGCGCCGGGCGCGCAGCCGGTAGCCGTCGTTCTCGTCGTCACGGATCGACTTGGTCTCGATACCCGCCGCGGCGCCGGTGTAGCCAGGGCCGCCGAGGTCCTCGTCGGCCATGCCGCCCAGCTGCGCACTGTCGACCACGAACGCAGCATTCGCCAGGGTGAGGTTCGGCGTCGCGAGCCAGCGCATTCCGTCGATCACCGGGAACTCGCCGGTAAAGATCGGCGCCTCGCCGCTTTCCCGCGGCAGGTAGCCGGCGTCGGCGAACGTCGCCATGGCGTAGGTCCACGCCAGCGTGGACACCACGACGGTGTCGGGATCGAAGCCCTCGTTCAGGTCGACGATCGAGGCCTTGGCCTTGGCCACGTCGAGGAAAATCTGCTTCGCCGTCGCGGTCGACCACGACGCCGCGGCGGCCGCGGTCTGCGTCACTGCCGAGGCAATCGCAGCGAGTGCGACGGAGTCGACGGTCTTGACCATCTGATTGACGAGCTTGAGGAACGCGCGGTCGACCGGGTTGCGCACCAGCCGCTTAATCGACTCGTCGCTGATCGGTACGTCCTGGCCCCATTTCTGGACCTCGGCGATCTGCGTCGGGCCCAGCCCGATACCGGCAAGCGGGTACTCCATGAGCGGCCGCACCACTTCGGGTGTGCGGTCGGTGTAGATCGACTCGCTCTGTTCGTACTGGATCGCGCCGCCGACGACGTTAAACCGGCCGGTGAGCAGCGCATCGGAGATAAAGCGCTGGTCGGCGATCGTGCGCAGCCGGCGCGCGATCAGGTCGGGCCGCTGCAACAGCGTGTGGATGGTGGTGAAGTCACCGGAGACCGTCGGTGCCGGCGCCGGGTAGGTGTAAGGCATTGTCTCGGTCTCCTTAACGGGCCATCTTGACGCGGATCTTGTCGCCATCGGCTGCCGCAGCAGTAAGGGCGATGCCGACCACCTGTGAATAGACAGTGACGCCGCCGATGGTGACAACCTTGCCGGCGGCAGCGGGAATGACATTCGCGCCGACCGCTACAGCTCCTCCGGCGACGAGCTCCTGTACGCCGCCACTGGTGACACCCACCTTCGCGCCGATCGCGCCGTCGGTAGTGGCCACGCCAAGCCACGCCGCCGTGGCACCAGTGGTGGGAATGACGGTGTTAGCCGCGGACAGCATGACGAGGTTGCCGGCGGTCACAGCCGTTGCGCCGACGGTCTGCGTGATGTCGGCGCCCGGCTTGAAAACGGGAACGTAATCAGCCATCGCTTAGGCGTCCTTTCCGAACACAAGCGCATAGAGGGGGTCGGTGTCGTCGGCGCCGGCGTGGCCGAGCTCCTTGCCGACCGGGATCAGGCCGGGCTCCAGACTGGTGAGCACGTCCTTGGCGCCCGGGTCGTTCTCCAGCTGGGTAAGCCAGTGCTGCCGACGGGCCAGCGGGATACGACCGTCGTCGACCGCGGCCTGCACGAGCGTCTCGCGGTCGCTTGCTTCCTGGCGCGCGTGCGCCTGGCGGCCGAGCTCGGCGGCCGCTTTGAGCTCGTCGAGCTGCGCCTGATCGATGGCGACAACGCCGTTGGGCAGTGCAGGCTCGGTCCGGGCGCCGGCGCGCTCGGTCGCTGCGGTTACTGCGGCCACGACGGCCGCCTCGTCGGCATCCTCGGCCAGCCCGAGTGCCCCTCGCATGGTGCTGAGCTGCTCGTCGCTGAACGCCACGTCGCGGCCCCTTCCTTGCTTCGTTGGCCCGGCCGCGGACGCGGCGGGAGTCTTATCGCGCGCCGGCATGGCAGGCGCGGGAGCGTGCGCGCGGCCGGCGTGCTTGAAAGCGGACAGGTCGAAGCGATCCGGTGAGCGCAAGCTGTCCCACATGTCCCACCAGCCGCCCAGCGAGCGGCCCGGGGTGACCTGCTCGCCCTCGGCCGTGCCGGTCTCGTCGGCGGCCGCCACGCGATCAGCCAGGCCGGCCGCGACGGCTTCCTCGGCCGTGTACCAGGTCTCGGCCTGCATCACCGCGCGCCAGGCGTCGATCTCGCCGCCGGCGCGAGTCGCATAGGTCGAGGCGATCGAGTTGCTCGTCGTATGCAGGCGCCGGGCGTAAGCCTCCATGTCGGCCGCGTCGCCGACGGCGATACCCCAGGCGTCGTGCACCATCAGCTCGGAGCCGATACCCATAATGATCTCGTCGCCGGCCATGGCGATCACTGATCCGGTGCTCGCCGCCATCCCGTCGACGCGCACGACGATCCGGGCCCGGTGCGCGCGCAGCACGTTCGCGATGGCGATGCCTTCCATGGCGTCGCCGCCGGGGGTGTTGAGGTGCAGCACGATCTGGTCGACGTCGAGCGAGGCGACGTCACGCACGAAGTCGTCGGCAGTCATGCCGAACCATCCGCCGATCGTTTCGTACACGTAGACATCGGCGCTGGTCTGCGGCGCGGTCTGATCGCCCTCGCCGGGGGCCGCGTCGTCGCCGGCGAGGTTGAGCACCGGGCCGATCTGGTACCACGGTGGCGGCTTCTGGCCGGCCCGCGCCGACGGCCGAGCGAAACTCGGGTTCTTGAGCCTCATACGTGCGTCCTCACTCACGGTTGCGACGGGGGCGGGTTGCCGGTGACCGGGTCTTTCGGCGGCAGCCCGTAGGCCAGGCGAATGAACTCTTCGAGCTCGCGGTCGGGGAAGATCGCGCCGGCGTCGATCAGCATCTTGATCGCGGCCGCCGTGGCGTCGCGCCGGCTACCGATCTCGTCGAACACCAGCCGCGGCGCCGGCTCGGTCTCGCCGAAATTGACGTCGACGAGGTCTTCGACCACGTGAGCGTTGGCCACGTCGGCGACGTCCTGCGCCAGCGTTTGCAGACTGAACGTGAAGAAGTCGGCGAACGTCGAGCCCAGCGCCCACGAGCCGGTCTGCGTGCCCAGGTTGAGGAAGTGCGCCAGCACGGCCCGGGCGATCTGCTCGTCGTGGTAGCGGATTGGTTTATCGGCGTCGGGTAGGTCGCCCTCGACGCCGCGCAGCAGCAGGTCGGCGCCGAAAGGGACCGCGGCGCCGGCGTTGTCACCGGAGCGCCAGGACTTCGCGAGGTCGGCGCCCTTGTCGAGGCTCTGCTCGTTCTCGGCGCCCTTGTAGAGGGGGACGCCCATGCCGTTGCGGTCGACCGTCTGCGCTTGCACGCGCAACAGCCGGTCTTTGATCAGCCAGTGCTTATACGCCGGGCGCAGCAGCGACGTACCGAGCCAGTTTCCGCCCTCTTGCTCATTGACGTAGGCCACGAGCCGGATCACCGGGATCGTGACGTACGGCCCGACGGTCGCACCCACCGGTGCGTACTGCTTGATGCCTTCCAGCCCGCCATCTCTGGCGACGTCGATTGCCGAGATCGTGCGCGCCGGCCGCAGCGCCAGCTTGCGCAGCCGAGCGCGGCCGCCGTCCATGCGGTAGACCTGCTCGAAGTAGCTATGGCCGTACACGATCATCAGCAGCGCCGAGCGCAAGTGAGCCGACCACGAGAACCGGTCACGGGTGCGCAACGGCGGGGTCTGGTCGGGCTGACCCACGATCGGCAAGCCGAGCTCGCCAGCGACGAACTCGACGATCTCGTCGCGGGCGCCGGCGGGGTCGACGCGCCACGCGGTACGGCGCACGGGCAGGGTCACCGCGCGCAAAACTGACACCACCTGCGCGTCTTGCCGGCGCATCTGGTCGTAGACGAGCACAGATTGCGGCCAGCGCAGCTCGGGCGTGCACTCGTCGGTCGGCGGCATCCACCAGCCAGAGCCGGCCGAGGCGTTGATGTAGCCGAGCTCGCTCGTCGCGGCGACAGGAGCCGTCAAGTCGGACCTCCGATGGTCTTAGAAGCCGGCCCGGGCCAGGTCGGCGGTCTCGCTGGTCGGAAAGTTGGCCTCGGGCGTCGCTGAGCGCGGCGCGGGCGGTGCCGCGACGGGCTTGCCGTGCACCACCACGCCATGACGGGCCGCGGTGACCGCGATCAGCGGCGCCTGAAAGCCCGGTGCAGTGCGGTCCCACGCCCACGCGCCGCCGAGCCGGCGCTTCGCGGCCGATCCGACTGCGGCCGTGAGCAGCTCGTCACCGCGGAAGCGGAAACGGTCGCCGGTCACGTCGTCGTAGAAGCCGCCGCACGCCAGGACGAACTGGCCCACGGTCAGCAGCTCGGGCTCGACGTCGTCGTCGGCCAGGTCGACGGCCAGCGTCGCCGCGGCGTCGGCCTTATCGATGACGATCGCGCAGGGATCCCACTTCGCGATCAGCTCCAGCAGCCGCGGCAGGGCCCACGCGCTGCCCGGACCGTCGTCGACGATCTCACCGTGAAAGCGGCCGTCCGGGCGACGGCCGGCGACGGCAATCACCGTGCGGGACCGGTCCTCGGTCATGGACACTCCGAACGCGACCGGATCCGTCGGCGCCGAGCTCGCGTCGACGCACTTCGCCCAGACGTCCGGGTCGATCACTTGCGGCCCCTCTTCTGCGACGTTGGGCCAGTCGCCGATACTCAGCCGCTCGACGGCGTAGGACCGCCGGGTCATCGATCGGCGCTCGCGCTTGATCTGCTCGATCGGGATGCGGATACCGGCCGCCGGGTTGGCCTCCAGCGCCAGGGCAATGTCGGACAGGTCGACCTCGCCCTTTTCGACTTGCTCCATGGTCACGTCAGGTGACCACTCCATGTAGGCCAGCGACGGATCGTTGCCGGCCAGCGCCCGGTTACGGACCCGGGTCAGCGTCTTGCCGTGCTCGTGCTCGTTCTGGTCGACCGCCGAGGCGCCGTACCACAGCTGCGGATTGAACTGCGCGCTCATGGTCGGCATGAGCGCGCTCATGGTGCCCTCCGGCAGGTACATCCCCTCGTCGAGAATGACCACGCGACCGGAGAAACCACGCCCACCAGACCCGGTGCGGGTTTTGTAGCGCAGCCGTTGACCGGTGCGGGTCTCGAAACCTTCCTCGCCGTGCGATCTGCTGACCCGCTTGATCCGCCGGTCGAGGTCCGGGTTCGACTCGATCAGCACCAGCATCCGAAGGAACGCTTCGAGCGAGGTGTCGAAGCGGTGCGCCGAGTGAATGATCAGCGGCTCGCCGGCGAGGAATAAGCCGAACAGCTCGCGCGCCTCGAAAATGCCGCCCTTGCCGTTCTGCCGGGCGACGATGGCGCAAACCTCGAACGCCGCATAAAGCCCGCGGTGATCCTCGGCCAATCCGGTGCGCAATGCGAATTGCTGCCAGTCGTCGAGGATCAAGCCCGACTCGGCCGCGAGCTCGATTGCCTCCTCGGCGGCTTGCGAGCTCTTAGCCTCGGGTGGAACTGCCAGGATCCGAGGTCGT